CCGCCGGCTGCTTCGTGAGGTGTTCGTAGCGCTTGCGGATAGCCGCCTCGATCGCCGCCGCCTGCGCAGGGCTGTCGAGTTCCTTACTGTTCGGGTTCGCCGCGCGAATATCAGCCTGCCCCTTCCGGTAGCGCTCGATTTCCTGCGTCGCGAGGCTGACGTTCCTCGCAATCTTCGACCACGAGTTCGCGTGCTCGTTGGCTGCGGCGACGCCGTCGGCCTGAACCTGGTTGGCGGTAGCTTCGGCCTGAACGCGCTTCTGCTCAGCGGCCTCAACGGCCTTCAGCGCTGCCAGCTGGGCCTGGAGGCCTTTGTTGCGGGCCTCCAACTGACGGCGCTCGTCGTCAAGGAAGCTGTTGCCCTTGCCGGTGGCCGGATTTCCTTGCAGGCGCTCATTGTTGAGCTTGATCTGGTCCTGGATGTTCTGGATGGCGTTCGCGCGGCCTGCGGCCTCGTTCCCCCACATTTTCAGCCAGGTCCAGGCGTCCTTCACGGCGTCACCGACGCCGCGCCAGGCCTTCTCTAGATAGCCGAGGTTTTCAGGGCCAGCCTTGCCCAAACGCTGGTGGACCAGGATTGCCGCCTCAAGCTGAGCTTGGGTTGTGTCACCCTGGCGCTCCAGCAACTGAATGTGCTCGATCTGCGCCAGCCGCATGCCGCCATACGACTCCTGGAACTTCGTAAGGAAGTCTGAGGCGCCGGAACCCATCTGAGCGAAGTAGCTGACCGCCTCCGTCGAGGATTTCCCGGTCAGGCGGGAGAACATCACGACGTCCTCGCCCAAGACCTTGATGGTCTCGCCTGTGAACTTGCCGGTCTCCGTCAGGCCGAGCAGCGCCGCGCGAGCGGCGTCGACGCTGGTCTTCGTGTCGCCGGCGACTTGCCTGGAGAACTGCTCGAACTGGACAGCGGTAATGCCAGCATTGCTACCTGCGAGCGCCAGGGTGTTGGCGAGTTTCGCCGCTTCTTTATCGCCCTCGTTGAACGCCACGGCGGCGGCGGTGATCGCGCCACCGATCAGGACGATGGGACCGAGCAGAGCGATGACCGGGCCCGCAGCCTCAGCGATCCCTGCGAGGGCCGCCTTGAATGTAACTCCCCGCGTTGCTGCCTCGGCGAAGACTTCGCCGGCCTGAGCGCCTTGCTGAATTGCTACCATCCAGAGCGCTTGTCCGCTGGCCAACGACACGAACACATCGGCGCCCTGCCGGCCGAGGTTCAGAAGCTGGTAGGTCTGAAGGCGGGCAGCTTCACCGGACGCCGCGTGGGCCTTCTGCAGGTTCGCCAGCTTGCCCTGCAGGCCGACGACGGCAGCCCCGTTATCGCCTTGGATCTTGACCGCTTCGGCCATCAGCCGGTTGGTGCGCATGATCTCGGCGCCGACCGGATCGTAGGCGCGTGTGAGCGCTTCGAGTTGCTTGGCGGCGCGCGTCTGCTCTTTCGTCAGGGCGTCGGTCGCCCTGGCGTTCTGCAAGATCAGCTTCGCCGTCGCCTCCTGAGAGAGGTTGTATTGGCTCTGGGCGTTGAAGGCGTTGCCGTATACCTGGGCCAGCCCGCGCACGGAGGCCTCGGCCTTCCCGGCTGCGGTGCCGGACAAGCCTTGGGCGACGGCTTGGTCACGGACGGCTTGCGCGGTCGCCCTGGCCTGTTCCTCAAGGGCGCGGGCGGAGGCGCGCAGATCGTCGGTCTGCTTCTTGGCCGGCTCGGCCTTGGCGACATTGAAATCCATCGCCAGCGAGGCGAGCGTGACTTCGGTCATGACACCTCCTGTGGTAGCCTTCGCCCATGAGCGAGATCGCCGACGCCAGGGCCGAAGGCCTCACCGTCCGCTGCCCCTGCGGGCACGATGAATGGATGCATCCCGAGATGGCCGCGCCGCCCGACCCGTTCTTCTGTGGGGAGTGCGGCCAGACCCTTGGGACCTGGGCCGAGGTTCACCAGCGGCTGTTCACCGCCGGCGCCATGCTGGACGAGGTCCTGGCCAAGAAGGCCTAGCTCTTCGCCGGTGCCACCGGCGTCGATAGGTGCTCAGCATCGAGCGCCATGATGGCCCTGCGCTCCCAGGGCTCTAGCCTGACGCCCTCGTCCCGTTCCCAAGCCTGGATTTCCAAGCGCGAGATCCGCGACGGCCCGAACCCGCCGCTCTGTCGCGTTTGGCAGAGATCGGCGTACCAGCCCCAGATGTGAGCGACGAGAGGTGGAAGCGGAGGCGTGTTCGCCAGCCGCCAGACGGCCTCAGGGTCGCCCTGTCGGGCTAGGCTTTCGAGGTGGGTCCGAAGCGGCTCGCCGTCGTCTTGGCGAGCCGCCAGCTCGAACTGTTCGCGCCCGTAGGCTATTAGGCCGCGGACGAGTTCCGCAAAAAATCGGCCACCTCGCCCGAGGCTTGGGTGACCTGGGTGGCGATCGAGGCGTTGCGGCTGACCAGCCGATAGGCGTTCTCGGGCGACCACTCTTCCTTGATCCCGCGCCAACCGACGACGCGGACGGCGGTCAGCCGGTGGCCAAACTCGATGTCTTCCTCGATCGGCGTGAAGGCGGCGTCGCCCTTGACGCGCACGGCTTCGGCCCGCAGCGCCTTCTTACGGCGCTCGTTCACCAAGCGGTTCACCTCGGCCTGGACCTTCGGCGACTCGTTGCCGAGGACCAGTAGGAAGGCGCCAGAGTTCGAGCCGTCGGGCAGGATGATTTCCATTTCGATCGGCTTGTCGGAGGCCGTGGCGGCGTCGAAAGCGTCGAGCGAGAAGGCGGCTTTGGTCATGGGGATGTCCTTGAAAAGGACGCCAGGGCGCTACCCTGGCGCTGAGTTTGGGGGAGACAGAGAGGGATGCCGCGGCGAACTGCCCCCGCGGCCGGGCGTCGGTTAGGCCGCGCTGTCTTGGATCGCGACAATCGTCTGGTCGGTCGCCAGGGCAGCGCCGCCGGCGCTGTTGATCTGCGCCGTGAATGGATAGGTGCGGATAACCGCCTTTTCGCCGTCGTCAGGCGTGTCGCCCGTCAGCTTGATCATGGGGATGTTGATCACGACGAAGTCGGCGTTGGCGGTCGCGTCCTCGGTGACAGCCAGGACCAGGGAAGTGGTCGAGCGAGCCTCGAAGATGGTCTGGAGCGTGACGCCGTCGAACTTCGCCGTGAAGCTACCCGACACCGTCACCCGGCCGCGCTGCATGTCGTCGACCACGTTCGAACCCACCACGGCGTCGCTGTGGGTGGTGTTGCCGTTGATGGTGATCTGGGCGCCGGTCACGTTGGCGACGGGGGTACCGCCGACCAGAACGACGCCGTTCACCGCGGTGAGGATGTCGGTCGTGGTCTCGGCCGTGGGGGACGTGAGGATTTGCGCGCTGCCCAGGGTGCGGGTGCGACCAACGGTGTCGAGCGAGATGGTCGCGTTGCCCGTCGCCGGCAGGTTCAGGGCGGCCTGGGCGATCTGCTGGTCGTTGTAGACCTCCGACCGGGTGAGGTCGGCATACCATTCCTCGAACGTGTAGTAGTCGTTCGTATGGCCGGTCAGCGGGACCAGGCTCTTCTTGCCCGAGACGGCGATGGTGGCAGAGGCGATCGGTCCTTCAGCCACCAGGGCCGAACCATTCAGCACCTTGACCGTCACGACCGTGGCGGAGGGGATCGCGATGATGAGCAAGTTCTTTTGGCTGTTGGCCACGTTGAACGAGCCGGCGGTCAGGCGCACCACGTCACCGACCTTGAAGCCGTCGGTCAGGTACGAGCCCGCTCCACGCGTGATGTTCCAGTTTTGGCCGTTGGCCGCGATCGTCAGCGAAGCGGAGGCGGCCGAGACGCCGGCGGTCATGTCCTTCCGCAGCAGCGAGGCCAGGAGCGTGGCATAGGTGCCCGGCGACAGGAGGCCGTCGATCTTGCCGGCGGGCTTCACGACGCCAATGCCCACGCCCGTGCCCTGCTGGTGGGAGACGATTTCGTTGCTCTCGAACGTGTCCGGCGGGGCCTGGAAGACGCTCGAGGTGCGGCGGACGATCTGGCCGCCCGAGCCCGTTGCCGGCGTGCCGAGGCCGGTCTGCTTCTTGTAGACGGTCTTCTTATTGATCCCTTGGGCGACAGCCATGGCGGATCTCCTGATCTAGATGTGAAAAGGGGTCCGCCGGGCATGGGCCGGGCGGGCGGGTTCTGGCGGCCTGGCGGCCGGTCAGGTCTGGTTGGAGGTGCGGTACTCGATCGAGACGGGCTTCACGTACCGGCCGTCGTCGTCGGTCATCGCCGGCAGGATAGCCGGGGTCTTCATGATGGTGACCTTCAGGCCGCCGCTGGTGAAGGTGGCGCCACGGTAGAAGGTTGAGCGCAGCAGCACCGCGCGGCTCTCAGCCGGTTCAGCGCCCAGGCCGGGCGGCCAGTGCAGGCTGACCTGGAAGAACCCCTGATCGGCGAAGTTGCGCCCGTATTCATCGTTGATCGGCGTTCCAGGGATCAGGCTGGCCCGCTGATACGGGACGCTTGGCGACGGGCTGTAAGGCGCGTTCTCCCAGGCCGTGGCCAGGGCGGGGCTCATGCCGTTCAGGGCGGCTTCCAGGGCGGCGCGGAGATCACTCATCGTCCGTAGCCTCCTCGGTGCATCTCGCGCGGGCCTGACACGGTCTTTGCTTCATCGACCGCCAAGCGGAAGATCTGGTCGAACTCCAAGCCCGTGAGGCGGACCATGCCGCCCTCCGGTACCTGCTTTGACCAGCGGTCAATCTCCAGCCGGAAGGCGTAAGGCAGCGAGTTGCTGATGTAGAAGCGGTGGCCGAAGGGCTCGGCGTCGAGAATGTCGAGGTTGCGCACCTCGCGAACGCTGGTCAGGTCGTCATAGCCGTGGCCGATCACGTCCTTGGACAGTCGCCAGTTGGAACGGAACTGGCCCGGCCGGTAGTCGGCTGGCGCCTTCCGCTTCCACGTTTCAGGCATACCGACCGGCGAGCGCTTGAT